GTGACTGGATTTAGACAGATTGTATTCGAAGGTACCGAAGATTTAATATTCGAACATATTGCAAATGCATTGAATCAAAAGGCAGAATTCCTAGGTTTAGAACCAAAAGAGACAGCTCTGTCAATTAAGAAGAATATAGTTAACTTTCTTGAAAAGGAAATGGAACCAGAAATCTTGCCTAATGGATCGGTTAATCGTGAAGGTTGGAAACTATATCTAGACAATATGAAACTTAGATATCCTGCTGAATTCGATAAGATATATAACTTAAAAGAGGTAGTAACTAATGATGATGAAGCTGATGCAACAATCTCCTTATCCACTGAAATTTCATCGAAGAATCACAGACTTAATGAACATGATTTGTCTATTATTTCAAGATTATATAATGTTAAATTTATAACACTAAGACATCAATTGTTACACGGTGAAACTAAAGATTCAAAACGTCTAAATTGCTTAGAAACTACACAAACATTGGAACCATGGACTATAATGCTTTATTATGTTGGACGCGATAAATGGAGATTAATAATCAACACAGCATATACACCATCTAACACAAGTAAAGACTATCAATATATTTGGAATCAAACAATACCTGAATTATCATTACCATATAAATTCTATAATCAATATTATCTACCAGAATGTGGTAAGTCCGATCAGAAAAAGAAGATTGATCCTGCAAATACCACATTAATGATTGAAGAAGCAAGACGTCGTAAATTGTTATTCGATCAAGACCTTGGTAAAGTTAAACGTACTATTGCAGCACCAATTACTTCAGATATCGAAATTACTAGTCCACGTAAGAAGAAATTAATTCCACTAGGTTTAATACCCCGAGGAAGAGTTATACCTGCTAAATCACCCATTAAACCAATTAAATCACCCGTTAAACCAACTAAACCAGCAGAAAAGGATATATCAACAGAACCAATAGCTATTATTCCAGAAAGTGAGCCAAAAATACCAGGAATTACAGAAGTTGTTCCACCAATATTCATACCAGGAAAGATTGTAAGAATTCCTATTCGTAAGCCAATAATTAAACAGAAAGATACTAGTGCGCCAGCAACTCCTGAATCGATTGCAACTAGAGAAGCAAGGTCACCCAGACAGGAAATAACACCAGTTACACCAGTTACACCAGTTACACCAGGACCAACTAAATCATTACCAAAAATAAAGATTGCTAAATTAAAACCTCTTAAACCTTTAACTATACCTAAAGCAATACCCGAGCCTGATGTATCACAGGAAACTAGCAAACCAATCAAATCTCCCGGATCACCTCGATCTAAACGAGATTTTCCTGAACTACCACCAGCAGAACCAGAAATAATAGAGGCACCTGTTACTAAAGACGAAAAACCTATTAAAAGAATTGCTAAATTAGTGCCAATGCCATTAAAGATCAAGAAATAGTATAAATAAATTGATTAAGTATATTTATTATTTTAAGTTAAATAAAATAAAATAATAACTAAAAATAGACTATGAGTGAGTTTGAATATATTAGACAAACCACATTAAGGTTAATAAAAAAGAATTTCTTGCAAAATTGTAATCTATCTAGTAATGAAGCAATTAAAGTGTGGTCTAATTGGGTAATAGTTAACCGGATTCGGGAGAAACAGATTGATGAATTTTTACCAACAGAAAACTTAGAGAATGATAATAAAACAGTTTCTCTCTTAATAGAAAAAGGTATTCCAGAAGAATTAGCAATCAACTTTTATTCATCTATTATCCAACAATGCCAAAGATGGAAATATCAATATAATTTCTATTGTGCAGACTGTATACCCAGCTCCTATTCCTATGATGAAAATGCCATAACTATATATAGTATCAACAAAATACCACTAAGAATATCACCCGATCTTCAAGAAATTCTTATATTAGAAGATATCAACGCTAGCACTAAAGATATTAACACTAAAGATATTAGCACTAGCACTAAAGATATTAACACTAAAGATATTAAAGATATTAACACTAGTATTAAAGATATTAAAGATATTAACACTAAAGATATTAGCACTAGCACTAGCACTAGCACTAAAGATATTAAAGATATTAGCACTAAAGATAAAGGAGATAGAGACAATAGAGAATATGATGGTAATATGGAAATAATTATAGATTATCGTGGTATTAGTAATAAGGTTGATAAAAACACGATAAAAAAATTATTAAAGTTTTATAGGGGTTCTGAAAAGAATGTGAAATTTAATATATGGAAACTGTTGAATTGTTATTCTTTATTAGATGGATTGAGTTATCAATGGTCACTACCATTAGAGACATTCGAATTTCTATATACGAAATGTAATTTAAAGGCTGAGTTATTTGCTTCACCACTAAATCATCATATAAATAATTATTACAGTCTATTCGAGATTGATCGCATATTTGGTTCATCTGGTGATTTTTTTCAAAGTACATATAAGGATTTTATGGCTGGAGGGTTTTATGAGGCAAATCCACCTTTTATTGAGAGTGTATTCGTTCAAGCAAGTCAACTAATATTAAATTATCTTAAATGCAGTGAAGAAAGAAATATAAATCTAGCTTTTATGTGGATAATGCCAGATTGGTTAGATAGTTTTGCTTATCAAAGACTTAAAAAATCTACATATCTAAAAACTGAATTAGTATTCCATAAAAATCAACATAAATATTGGGAATACCGTAAGAATCGCATAATTCAAGCCAATTTTAATACACATGTCTTAATTCTAGCTTCTAATAATAATTACTATAGCTCATTCTGGAATAAAGAAAATGAAAAAATATTTATTAAATCTATGTCATACTAAGTAAGGGCTTACAGCTTCAGCTTCGCTAAGTCGTAGCGGATCGCCGCTACGACTTAGCGAAGCTGAAGCTGTATAACGATAGGCACTAACGATAGGCACTAACGATAGGCAGTCGCTAACGACAGTCGCGAGGCTGGTTAATTCCTTAAGAGCTTGGTTGCGCTACTTATGATAGACTCTATTTTTAAGTAAAATATATTATTATTTATTATTTATTATATTATTATATTGTATTATTATATAATAATAATCAAAATGTCGTCTAATAAAAATAGAGATAAACTATTGGAATTACGAAGAATAGGTAAGAATCGTAAATTCTTCACTAAATGTCATAATGAACTTTGTTTCAACGAAGAGAGTAAACAAGTTGCAAGATTCATGCTTGATTCGTATAGGATAAAAGTATCCGTTACAAAGAATAATGATAATTATATATTTCAAACTAAATTTAAAGACTTTCTCACTAATAAAAATAAAAATGAGTTTATTTCAAAGTTTAAATTTTCCATTGACAAAAGTGGTAATATAGAGACTGATAGTAATCTAAATGATAATATATCTATCGTAAATAAGAGCAAAAATGGAGATATAAAATTATCTATTAAAACTTATATTTACGGATACTCAGTCTTATTAAAATACAAGACGAGAAGCTCTAACAGAATATTTATTAATGTTATATCAGAGCCTATAAGCAATCACTTTGTCTCATATGTTAACTATTTAAATTCATGGTGGCCACCAGAAGCCATTGCTGCTAGTATTGGTGTACCAACATACAGTCATAATTATTCATACAATACTATAAATCTTTCTTTTTGGACTACTAATCAAGGACCTGTTGATGCAGCTCTCTTATGGTGTAATGCAATTACATATGTTTCACCGCAAAATCCATGGGGAACTACGACACAAGAAATTCAAGAAGCATGGATCTCCTTATATCATCAATACAATGTAAAAGTATTAGTATCTGCTTTTGGAGCAACTGATTTTCCAACAACACAAGGCACAGATCCTGTCCAGGTAGCAGAAGGGTTAGCTAAATTCTGCATCGATAATAATCTGGATGGTGTAGATCTTGATTGGGAAGATAATGCAGCATTAGAGACTGGTACAGGAGAACCATGGTTAATTCTTTGCACACAAAAATTAAGAGAATTACTGCCAACACCTTATGTAATTAGTCATGCCCCCCAGGCTCCATATTTTATGGGAGTCTCTAAGTATCCTAATGGAGGTTATCTTAAGATAGACCAAGAGGTTGGTGATGATATTGATTTTTATAATATTCAATTCTACAATCAAGACTCAAGTACCTATGATACTTATGATACATTATTTAATGTGTCGAATGGTTGGGCGACTAATACTGCTGTAAAACAGATTGCACAATCGGTCGATAAGTCAAAACTCGTTGTTGGAAAAGGAGTTAAAGAGGAGGATTATTATAATACTGGTTATGTGCCTGTTGATAATCTTGCTCAATATTTAAAAGAGGGTGTATCTGATGGATTTACAGCAGGATTTATGGGATGGCAGTTTTCGAGTGATACAACTGGAAGTTGGAGTGAAAAGTTAGCAGCATCCTTTTAGCCCTTTTTTAACAAAAAAGCCCTAGGGGAAAAAACTCTACCCTATAGATTTTTTTGGTAACGTCTAATATTTCTTGGTCAAATTATTATTAAAACTAGATAATGCATTTTCGTAAATATCTCCTCCTGGCAAATGTATAATATCATTCTTTAAATCAGGTGGCATTGGATCTTCATCTATATCGCATACACATAACCACATTTCTGCAAGTTTACTCCAATGATAAGGTTCCATATACTTAGTTGTGTATTCGTTATGTTGCCAATCATACAGATAATCACATATTGGCCAATATTTGTACATTCTTTGAATATTTTGTCTACATTCAGCATATCCTTTTCTTGTATATTCTGTTTTAGCTTTATACTGCAATTCTAAAACTGTTTCATCATCAAGTAAATTTTCGGATCTATAGAATCTATTAAATCCATTGAACCCATTACTAAATTTGCCATATAGTTCTTTACGCACACTATCTTGACAGGCCCATTCCACAGCATTTACGAATGCTAAATGCCATTGTATATCTTTATTAGTCATCAATAGATTAGCCAAAACTTCATGCTTAGAATGTGCACAATAGCGTCCTGTAATAGGTAGGGGTTCACTATCCCGATAAATATCACCTGACATATCATAATGATATTTATACCATTTCAACTCCCCTTCATAAATTATTGGATCAACATCTATTACCATATCTGTCCAGTCTTCATCATCAGATATAAGGTCTTCCACATTAAATGTGATATGAATACTGCATACTATTTCAATAATTTCAGTAATATATTTGATAATATCATTATCAATACTGAAACTATCAGTTAAATAATTCATTACTTGTGAAGATATCTTATTAACTACATTATCTGAATACAATCCATCATTAATAATTTTTCGTAAGACTGTATCAAGAGAAGATCGAGTTATAGCATAAAATGGTTCTGTAGCATCTTCTAAATCGTAGTGATCATGGTGATGATAATAATGATAATGATAATCTTTATGATAATCGTAAATACTTGCACCCATAAAATAGTCTTTTAATCTATCTTCGATTTCCAGAATTATATCAGGAATCACAGCTAAATTACATTCTTGCATTTAATATTGTATACGATAAAAAGATCAAAATATCATTTTTTGCTTAAGCATTTACAAAAAGATTAATTAATATTAAAGATAATATTATATTATTCTTTTAGGGAAAATTGATTTTTTTACCTCTTGGGTTTAAATCTAAAACATAAGATAAGAGATAAAAACATAATGAATGGAATGAAAGTATATATTGTATCTGATTGTGGTCAGAATTGGCCAGCTGCTGGTGTAATTTTCGGTGTATATGACACTGAAAAAGCTGCTAACGAAAGATTACAAGAATTAGAAGATAATCCTGAATCTGTAAATAACACACAAATAGATGATATTGGTGTTAGAGAATTCATTATTAATCAAGCAACTAAAGCATAAAATTATTGGAATAAGCGACGACGTCCAATATTGCTAAACTTTATAATGATTTGACCTTCTTTGGATCTATCATATCTGATGCATTGTAAATCCATACAATACTTAATCATATTACAGGAACATTGATAATAATTCTTACACATATTATGACTATGTAAATGAGGTAGATACAATTCAGCAATTACACCATCTTTAAGACTAATCTTAAGTTTTCTTAAACATTCTTTGCATATTTCAACGCCAAGTTCCATTAAGAAACTTTCCTCGTCCATTTATATTATTATTATATTTATTAAATCATATTATTCTCAAGTTTAATAAATATATTTGCATTTTTTTAAACAAAGTAAAATATTTTTCTAAGTTCATAAGGGCGACCCTCCGACTTAGCGAAGCTAAAGATGTAAGCCCTTATAAGTATAGATCTTTAAATTCATCGGCGGTCATTATCTTAGTTCCGATATTCTGAGCTTTGGTTACCTTAGAACTTGTAAAATCACTATCTTTAATGACTAAGATATCCGTATTTCCACTAACAGATCCAGTTACCTTTCCACCCATCATAGTTACTTGATCCTCTAACCCTTTATGGACACCAGTAAATACGATTACTTTTCCTATTAATGATGGTTTATTATTGGTTGGTTGCATTTTTGCTATTGGTTTCGTTGTTTGTTTGGTTGGTAATGCTGTTGAAGCTGTTGAAGCTGTTGAAGCTTTTATGGGAGTTATTGATAGTTTGGGTAATTTAATTTTTGGGATAACGTTTGTTGTTTTTGGTTTTAGGGAATCTTTAATTTGTTGGAACATATTCTTCTGTAAGATAGAGGCATTTTCGTACTCAGAGTCAGTATAATCATCTGATGAATAGCCCATGGATTGTAAGTCATCCCATATAGTGTCGAATGAATTACGATAATCATTATGTGTAGGAATATACACTTCTGGTAAAGGATTTAATCTGAAAACACCAATCCAACCTAGACGATAGATTCCATATAAGAAGGCGATAAAAGGAGCAAGCCCTTGTACTAGTGGTTCACCAGTCTTTCGTTGGAATCCTTGAACATTAATAACTTTGTTTAAGAGTTTTTCTCTGTCCATTTCGGTAGCGAAAGGTTCTTCTAATAAATCTGGAATAGCAGATAAGATAGTTTGAAAACGGCGTTCACCCCAACCAGGTCCGAATATATTACTTGCCGCCATTAATGTAGTTATATTAACGTCCGAGAGTTTCTGTCTAAGACTATCATATAAGTTTTGAGCAATCTTTCCTTGATATCCAGGTATTGATTTAAAGTCTTGAACATCCATATCTAAAATTTCGTGTATATTGCTTTGTGCAAAAGCCACTCCTTTCGATAAACCGTGCTTAAATATTTTATCGACTGCCGATGGACCCCATCCAGGAACATCTATTTTTTTAAAGAAATATTCAATACGTGATTGTACTACCTGCTCATCATTATCAGCATCAACAATTGATATTGCCTTGTTAGTTTCATTCCAATTCCATTTAATAGTTTCATCTGGCATTTGTGGTTCTACTTGATATAAACTTTCTGCAATATGTGGTATAACATCACCACCTTTAACGACGCGAATAATTGCATCAGGGCCAATACCCATATCAATAACATGTCTTGCATTATGGACGGTGACATGTTCTACATTCGTACCACCAAGAGTTACTGGTTTAATAGTAGCAACAGGATTGAGTTTGCCATCTTTTGATTTATTCCACGTTACGAATAAGACTTTCGTAATAGCCGACTCCATATCATCTGATTCAGAGCTAAATTTAAAAGCAATAGCATAAGAGGGATATTTATCGCCAGGTTTAATATCTCTAACTGGTACTCTATCTTGACTTATAATTAAACCATCTAATTCATAATCCGATTCTTCTTTTCGCTTTATTAAGAGTTGCCGTAATTCATCAAGAGATAAGATTTTATTTACTAAATGATTGTTAACAACATTAAATCCGAGTTTATCTAGTAAGTTTAATGCTTCTGTGATACTATTTGAATTCCAAGGAGATACTAATTCATAAACGACAAGACTTAACAAATTTAGAAATGCGGTATGTAGTGTCTTTCTTGCCATAATACCTCTGGCAACATTGCGTGTTGCCAAACATTTGTTACCGAATTCAAGTTCTCGTTTCTTCTTACTAATTAAAATTTCACCACGAATAAAGATTTGCGAATCTTTGCCATACTTTAATATAATATCGCTGGTAATATCGGGAAGATTAAGATAGGGGATAATGGCAGATAAGTCTTCGCCAATCTGACCATTACCACGAGAATATAATTTAACAATTACATTATTATTTTTATCTATTTTATAGGTCAAGGCGACCGACATACCATCAAGTTTATCAGAAATATTGTAAGAACTATTAGTTATTCCTTTCGTCTTTTGAATCCACGAGGAATATTCATTAGAATCATTAGATTTGATTTTATCCATCGAAGGCATTAAGAAAGGAAGCTTAACCTTACTCTTATAAAATGGATTATTAAAGAGTGTTCCACGTTTAGCTATTTCAGGATAATCTTCGATCCTAAATCCACTATCAGGACTATCATCTGAAATAGGTGCTCCAATGTTTTTCAATGCTTTATTAGTTGGATCACGCAATTTAAGAACTTCTTGAATATCATCGAACAATCTATCCTCAATTAGTGCATCACTATTATAATATGCATCAGAAAGAGATGTTAAGAGTCTACCTAGATCTTCAGTAGGTAGATTAGCTGCAAATTTAAGCTTATCAGATGATTCCAGAAAATCAGATAGAAGCTTTGTGTTAGTAGCAGTGTTACTGCTGCTAGTACCATTATTTTTACTGGAGTTAATAACTTTTTCGTGGGTTATTTTGTTAGCCAGAATGGGTTTAATCTTTGGCAGCCTTGGTGGTAATTTGGTAGTCATCTTCTTTTTCCTATATTAATATAAATAAAAGAGAAAGAAATTTATTTTTTCAATTTTTAATGAAATATATAATACAAATAGCTAATTTGTAGTTTAATACTCCCAGTGAATATATTATGATCTATCAGCATATATTATGATCTATCAGCATATATTATGATTTATCAGCATATATTATGATCTATCAGCATATATTATGATTTATCGGTATATATATTATGATTTATGGCATATATATTATGATCTATCAGCATATATTATGATTTATCGGTATATATATTATGATTTATGGCATATATATTATGATTTATCAGCATATATTAAGCTTGTAGGCCCTTATATTATATTATAAAATTGATGCGTTTCAAACCAAATCCTCTATTGTATATCACCAAAACAAACAAACACCCCCACTACTAATGAACACCACTTTCGCCACTTTCGAGGGCACCGTTGAGAATTTCGCTGAGCAGCTTGCTGCGAGCTTCGAGGACGGAGCTGATGAGCAGGCTGAGGCGCTCGTCAATGTTGCGAAGACGCTCGTCCTTCAGGCATTCGGACCGATGCATGAGGAGCTCCAGAAGACCTTGCTGGAGAATGAGCAGACGATCAAGATGCTGCAACAGCAGGTGCTGCAGAAGAAGTCTGCTGAGCCTGTTGGAGACAAGGTGAAGACGGTCGAGCTGACTCCGCTCTCGGAGCTGCTGACCAAGTACGCCGGCAAGACCACTCATCCGACTGCGTGCAACCTCTTCACTGCTGCTTTCCGCAAGCAGCACGGCAAGATGCCGGACGCGGGAGTCTGGGCTAAGGAGGACCAGGCTCCGTGGAAGGCGCTCCACAAGCAGTTTCTTGCCGCCATGAACCTCTCTGAGAAGCGCACCAAGAAGGCGACCGTTGCGACTGTTGCGACCGTTGCGACCGTTGCGACCGTTGCGGTTCCGGTCACCGAGGAGCTTTCCGATGACGACAAGAAGTGCAAGGCGGCCAATGCCTACCACATCTTCTGCCGCGGAAAGCCGTTCGGCACTGCGAACGAGGCGTGGAAGGCCATGACTCCTGCTCAGAAGGCGCCTTATGAGAAGAAGCTGGCGCTGATCAAGGCCTGGCGTGCGGCGAACCCGTCTGCCACGAAGGCGTAAACAACCCCCAAAAAAAAAGACCGCCGATGTTGTGGAACACACACAACACTACTTTGTTACGGGACTACCTAGAGACCCTCCCATTGGCCTCGCAACGAGGCCAATAGAGCAGGGTCTCTTTAGTTTCATAAGGGCGGTAGTCCCGAAGGGCAACCCGCAGGGCGATCTGCTAAAGCGAAGCTGAAGCTGTAAGATTTAGCCCTTATTAGCAGCGAGGATCGATCATCTGGGTTTGTAAGATTGTAACACTCCTAGTATCATTGATAGTGCAGAATGGATCCGTCTCTAAACAGAATCCATCAACATTGCTTTGAGTAGGTCTAGGTATTGGGAATACTTCATCCATTGGAACTATTCCATTACTAGAATTGTTATAAATAACAGGTCCGATAAATGGAGTAAATAATCCAGAAAACAGTGCGCATCTAGGATGATTAGGATTCTTCTTACAGAATTCAGTAGGATTATGATACATTTCTTCGGTAATGTCATTTCTTGCTAATGTTTCTGCTGCATCACCACCAAAAGCCTGACCTGTACCATTCAAGGATGGGCTTACCGATCCATTCGTAAAAGCACATAGTTTAGCTAAGGCTGGTAAGGGTTCGCATGATTTATCATCTTTATTTGAGTTTAGGAAAGGGTTCTGGGAGGGGCAGCTATATTCATCGCAATTCTTATATAGTTGTGCATTAAGTTCTGGTAATTTCATCATATATTCAAGACCTGCCGTCTTCGTCCCATAAGGTGGTTTAGTCAAACATGGATTATCATAATAATACATTTGATTAACCTTACCAGGATGTATAAGAGTTTCTAAATTCGAAACCTTAGGTTGAGAACAATCACCATTATTATTTGATATTGCAATTAAACTGCTCCTATCTGGATAAGGACTTCCATATCTCTGGCAAGAACCAGTAATGTCTGGTGGCGAAAAGAAGAAACTATCTGCATTCTTTCCAATATTAAGAGGTTCAGGACCAAGTCCATTTGGTAAACAGGGATTTGGCCATCCACCACCATCTTGACTTACTAAATCTTTATTTGTATTTAAATAATAATAATAGAAAGTACCAATTACTAATAACAAAATTAGCAAGATTATCTTCATATTAAAAGGCCTTTGTATATAATACACATTTATTATTATTTAGTTTTTTTTAAACAAAAGAGACAAAAAGGCCCTAGGGAAAAACTCTACCCAGAAAATTTTATTAGATAATAAGAGGTCTCTTTAGTTATTATTAATTTAGTAATAACAAAGGGGCTGGCTCTTTAGTTTATTTATTACTAAATTAGTCTTTTTATTAATTTTTTAATTACTAAATTAGTCTTATTATTATTTTTTAATTACTAAATTAGTCTTATTATTATTTTTTATTACTAAATTATGTCATATTATTAATTTTTTATTACTAAATTAGTCTTATTATTAATTTTATTATTAAATTATGTCATAATCATTAATTTTTTAATTACTAAATTAGTCTTATTATTATTTTTTAATTACTAAATTAGTCTTTTTATTATTTTTTTATTACTAAATTAGTCTTTTTATTAATTTTATTATTAAATTATGTCATATTTATTAATTTTTTAATTACTAAATTAGTCTTATTATTATTTTTTAATTACTAAATTAGTCTTATTATTATTTTTTATTACTAAATTATG